GCCACAGATAACTATGATTTTAAAGATGATTTAGCCAAGTCGGTACCGGGTGTTCGGCTCTCTTCAGCGTATAAAAACATGAGTAATTTAGAAAAATTACAAACGCTTGCAAAAGATACTTTTTCTAAAGAACTTAATCCCGACAATGGCCCGGCTATGGGCTACCGGACTTTACCAAGTCGTGTAGGAAGCGCATTTATTGGCGATACAAAACGCCCGGTAAGGTTAGATTTAGGAGATGCCCCCGCTGGTATGAAGAAAGGCGGGGTTATCAGGGGTGGTGGTATTGAAAGAAAAGGCAAGACTAAGGGTAGGTTTGTGTAATGCCTTCCCCATTTGCCAGTGCTAGAAAGTCTATAGCCGAGTGCGATAGGTGCGGTTTTCGGTATAAATTGACTGAATTAAAGCCGTTAACGATCAAGACGAAAATAACCAATATCCTCGTTTGCCCGACATGCTGGGAACCAGACCAGCCCCAGTTGCAGCTTGGAATGTACCCGGTCAATGATCCACAGGCTGTACGCAACCCCCGCCCTGATACAAGCTATGTAACGTCTGGGGTAGGGGACGATGGATACCCTAGCGGGGGTAGCAGGATCATCCAGTGGGGCTGGAATCCGGTGGGTGGTTCTAGGCAGTTTGATGCGGCGTTGACCCCAAATAATTTGGCATTAACGGTTAGTATTGGCACGGTTACAATAGCGGTTACCTAGGAGATACACATGAACGCAAAGAAAGCAGTTACGAAGCACGAGCAGAACATGCACCCGGGCAAGAAGACGACCTTCAAGAAGGGCGGTGTTACGTCGCTGGCTATGAAGGCTGTAGGTCGCAACGTGGCTCGTGCGAACAACCAGAGGGGCAAATGATGGTTAATAACAAACCAGCTTCTGCCTACGCCAAACCGCACACAATGACTGGTAAGGCTGTGACGGTTAGCGAGAACCCCGGTTCCGGTGAGAACATGAGTGATCTTAATAACCGTAGCATGTGCGTTGGCAATGTCAGCACTTCGACGAATAACGAAGTTAAGACCTCCGGGATTCAAGTGCGCGGTGGTAAGGCGCAGACCAAAGGCCGTATGGCTCGCGGGCCGATGGCTTGAGGTGATTGATGAACTACTCGACGCTTTTTACAACGGTCAAAGGGTATTTAGAGAATGACTTCCCCGCGTCCGCGTTCACTGGCTCCACTGGGAGCAGTGTGTCGTTTACTAGTGTCGAGCAGATCAATACCTTCATTACCCAAGCCGAACAGCGCATATACAACACTGTTCAGTTCCCCTCGTTGCGGAAGAACGTGACGGGGGCGACTACCGCAAGTAATAAGTACCTGTCTTGCCCTTCTGATTTTCTGGCTTCGTATTCGATGGCGGTGATAGACCCTACCACTGGCGCATACTCTTTTCTGCTTAACAAAGACGTTAACTTTATTCGGGAATCCTTTCCTATCCCGACTGATACAGGCACTCCGGCGTATTACGCTTTGTTTGGCCCTACGACTACAAGCACGACTCCCCCGGTACCGACCAATGAGTTGTCGTTTCTTCTGGGGCCAACACCCAATGCGGCGTATAGCATGGAGCTTCACTATTACTATTATCCTGAGTCAATCATTCAACGTCCCATTACCGCGCTAGGGGCTGTTACAGGTGGCAGTAGTTACACTAGCGGTACTTATTCAAATGTTCCCCTTACAGGTGGAAGCGGTAGCGGCGCTACGGGGGATATTGTAGTAGCGGGTGGCGTTGTAACTACGGTATCACTAGCTAATGGCGGGTCAGGATATGTTGTTGCTAATACTTTGAGCGCAACTGCTGCAAATATTGGTGGTTCTGGCTCTGGGTTTTCTATCCCCGTATCAACTGTTGGTAATACTTCAGGTCAGTCTTGGCTGGGAGATAACATTGACTCTGTTCTTCTCTATGGCTCTATGGTTGAGGCGTACACGTTTATGAAGGGCGAAACAGACGTTATCGCCTTCTACGAGAAGAAGTATCAAGATGCCCTCGTACTGGCTAAACGGTTGGGTGATGGTCTGGAAAGACAAGATGCGTACCGCAGCGGGCAAGCTAGGATTCCGGTGAAATAATGGCCTTCACTGGAAACTACACAACCAACGCCTTTATCTTAGGGCTACCTAGCGGGTCATATAACTTCGCTACCGGTACTACAGATGTATACAAGATCGCCTTGTATACCAACGCAGCTACGTTGAATGAAGATACTGCGGTATATACCGCTACGGGTGAGGTTGTAACGTCAGGCTATACGGCTACCGGAGAGACTTTGGTGGTTAGCACAGTCCCGATAGTTTCTGATGATGTAGCTTACTGGTCGTTCACCAATGTTTCATGGTCTGGTGCTATTACCGCTCGTGGTGCATTGATTTATAAAGTTAGTGGTGGAACAGTGTGTATTCTGGACTTTGGTTCGGACAAGACCTCTACCGCTACATTCACAGTGCAGTTCCCTACGGCAAGTAGCACTTCAGCCATCATAAGGATTGCGTAACCGCAAGGAGTTTTTATGTCAACAAACGATAAAGCCAAGTCTGTGGATGCAGTTTCTAGCGTACTTATTTGTGGTGCGCGTCCTGAAGAATCAGCTCGTGCCATGGGCAAGTTCAAGATTCAATGCTTGGATAAAAACGGTAACCTGAAGTGGGAAGCAGAAGAGAAAAACCTTGTTGTGAACGTAGGTCTGGCTTATATGGCTGGCTCTGCGCTGACAAGTGTTGCTGCAATAACCACTTGGTATATTGGCCTGTACGGTGCTGGAGCGTCTAACACCCCTGCTGCTGCGGATACCATGTCGAGTCATGCTGGTTGGACTGAGAACGTCGGCTACAGCAACGCCACTCGTGTGGCGGTTACCTTCGTTACTGCGACAACTGCCAATCCGTCTGTGGCTACAAACTCAGCTTCACCAGCGGCGTTCAACATCAATGGAACTTCTACAGTTGGCGGCGCGTTCCTGACCAGTGGTAGTGCTAAGAGCGGCACGGCGGGAACACTGTTTTCGGCATCTGACTTCACCTCTCCCGGTGACCGGGCTGTAACTTCGGGCGACACATTGAACGTAACCTACACCATGAGTTTGGCGGGGTAATGTGTTCGGGACTTCAACTTTTGCGAATGCACCGTTTGCTTCACTAGCAGGGTCAATATATAACTCAGCAGTAAGCGAGACAGGTACAGCTACAGACAGCACTGTTGGTTTCATACTGTTTCCAGCCAGTATTGTAGAAACAGGAACGGCTACAGAGGTAGTAAGCAGCATACAGACGTTTGTGTCTTTTATTGTAGAGACAGGAACGGTTACAGATGTAGTGTTAGTAGCGCCAAGTATTTTTAATGCACCGGTATTGGAAACAGGAACAGCGACTGACGCGGTAAGTAGTAATCAGACTTTTGTATCTTTTATTACAGAACTTGCAACAGCTACAGACAGTGCAGTTAGTTTCGTAGTGTTTTCCACAAGTATTACAGAGACAGGCACGGCAACAGATGTAGTAGGAAGCACTCAGACATTTAACAGCTTAATTGCAGAGCTTGCAACGGCAACTGATTCTGTATCAGCAAAGCTACCGTGGGAACTTATTGATGATTCGCAAACGGTTAATTGGGTAGTTATAAATGCGTCAACCGCTACGTCATGGGGAACGATAAATAACTCCCAGACAACTACTTGGACGGTGATAGGGACGGGAAACTAAATGGCTCTTGTTATTGCAAACCGCGTCAAAGAAACAACCACAACCACCGGGACTGGCACTATCACGTTGGCTGGGGCGTCTACGGGGTTTCAATCTTTTGCTATTGTTGGTAACGGAAATACCACCTACTACTGTATCGCTGGGCAGGGTACTTCGGAGTGGGAAGTTGGGGTCGGCACTTACGCTACATCTGGCACCACGCTTGCGCGTACGACTGTTCTTTCTAATAGCTCTGCAACCCAGCCCTCTGCGTTATCTTTCAGCGCGGGAACCAAAGATGTATTCGTTACCTACCCTTCTGAGAAGTCAGTCAATCTAGATGCTTCGGGTAACGCGACTGCTCTGGGCACACCCGCATCAGGCACCCTCACCAACGCAACGGGCTTGCCTATCTCAACTGGCGTGTCAGGTCTTGGAACCGGAGTTGCGACTTTCCTTGCTACTCCATCCAGCGCAAACTTTGCTGCTGCTGTAACTGGAGAAACAGGAACGGGCGCACTGGTATTTGGCACCAGCCCAACGCTGACAACTCCAAACATTAACTCAGCACAATTTGAAACTGTGTCAGGCACTGCACCCATCTACCCCTGCCGCGCATGGGTGAACTTCAACGGTACTGGCACTGTTGCAATCAGAGAAAGCGGAAACGTGTCCAGCATTACGGATAACGGGACTGGGGATTACACAGTAAATCTTACAACGGCGTTGTCCGATATAAACTATTCAACCGTTATAACTTATTCGCAAAATTACGGAGTTGCCAGATGTGTAGGGGCGCAACTATACCTTAACGCAGGTGCCGGGACAGAGGTAGCGCCGACAACTTCAGCGGCTAGGTTTGTAACAACCGACGCAAGTGCCGCTTACGATGCAAAATACATTTGCGTTGCAATTTTCCGTTAACCTAGAGAAACCATGAAAATAATCTATTCAACGAAAACAGGCATTGCAATCATCCACCCTACCGGAGAACTTTCAATCGAGGAAGTTGCCGAAAAGGATGTTCCTGCTGGTGTGTCATTCCGTATTGTTGATGACGATGAAGTGCCAATTGACCGCACCTTTCGCAACGCTTGGAAAGACGATAACGGCATCAAGGTTGATATAAGTAGAGCAAAAGACATAACAAAAGACCGTTTGCGTAACGAACGAAAGCCGCTACTGGAAGCGCAAGATATAGCCTTTCAACGCGCACTTGAAACAGGTGCAAGCACAGCGGCGATTGTTTCCGAAAAGCAGCGCCTTCGGGATATTACGAAGCAAGTCGATGCGCTGGCCTCTCTTGATGAACTTAAAGCACTAGGACTTTAATATATGACCGTAACCGTAAAAGTGCTGATACCGGCCAAGACCGCAGAGGCCAGCCAGACCACGCAATACACTGCGTCGAACGTCACCACACTTATCGACAAATTCACGGCGACCAACTTTAGCGCCAGTTCTGCGACTTTAAGCGTCAATTTGGTCACTTCGGGCGACACTTCTGGCAACCAGAACCTGATTACCAAAACCAAGACGCTGGCGGCGGCGGAGGTATATACTTTCCCTGAGATTGTCGGCCAGGTGCTGATGGCGGGCGGGTTTATCTCCACCATTGCAGACACCGCAACGGCGGTCAATATTCGCGCTTCAGGGCGGGAGGTTAGCTAGTGGACGCGGTTACAAATCTTACATCGGAACGCGTAAAGCGTTTGGAAACCGAGCTGCTAAAGCTGCCGCAAGCCGCTATTGTAACCGAGCATATTTTTGGTTGCGGCGTATACGAACGGAAAATTACGATCCCCCCGTGGACGATTCTTACCGGGGCCGAGCATAAGACCGCCTACCGCGTGCGGGTAGAAAAAGGCACGATTGCGGTTACCACTGACGCGGGGGTAAAAATCCTAACCGCACCGGCAACATTTGACGCGCCCGCTGGCGCGCAACGGGCGGGGCGGGTATTTGACAACGAAGTTGTGTGGGTAGATATATACGATAATCCCGATAATTGCACTGACATTTCGGTACTAGAGTCGCGGCTATACGTGGTGCCCGATATTGGTTTGGCAAATAGCCGAACCGCAGTGCAAAAGGCTCATGTTGATTATGGTGCTTTTTTGTTCCAAATGGGCATGAATCAAAACGATATGGACGCAATAGTCAAGATTGAAACCGACGTTATAAACATGCCAAAAGATTACGCAGTAGAGTTAAAAGAATCGCCAATCCACGGTAAAGGTTTGTTTGCCCAACAGGCTTTTCGGGTTGGTGATGTAGTTTGCCCCGGCAGAGTAAAAGGCTGCCGAACGCTTGGTGGCCGGTTTATCAACCATGCTTACGAGGCTAACATTAAGCCGGTTATGGTAGCCGACGATATATACGCCGTGGCAACACGCGAAATACAGCCCGGCGAAGAATTGCTTGTAGATTACCGAGCATCAATGCGGGTTAATTTTGGGCTTGCGTTACCAGGAGAACTATTATGAGCGGATGGGTTGCGGGGGCCGTTGTTGTTGGGTCGGTATTATCCTCAAAGGCGGCAGGTGACGCAGCCGACACCGCAGCGCAAGCATCGGGCGCGGCTTCGGCGGCGTCCATTGCAGAGCAGCGCCGGCAGTATGACCTTAGCCGCGCAGACCAGGCGCCGTACCTTGCGGCTGGCACTGAGTCGGTCAATCAGCTTGCTACTGATCTAAGGCCCGGTGGACGGTTTGCAACCACCACACCATTCGATTTCCGATACGACCAAAACACTGACCCCGGCTACGCGTTTCGTTTTTCCGAAGGCATGAAAGGACTGGAGCGCGGCGCGGCTGCCAGAGGCGGTCTGTTGTCCGGCGCTACGCTTAAGGGCATAACACGCTACGGGCAAGACATGGGCAGCCAAGAATACAGCAATGCTTTCAACCGCTATCTGACCGGCTTCAACGCCAACATGGGCGAGCGCGACCGGCTCTACAACCGTTTAGCTGGGGTAGCCGGAACAGGTCAAACGGCGACTAATCAGATCGGCACGCAAGGTGCGAACATGGCAAGTAACATCGGCAACGCCTACATGAACAGCGCCGCCAACACTGGCAACGCAGCGATAGCAGCGGCGGGGATACGTAATTCAGCCTTTGGCGGGGCGGCCAATGTGCTGGGCCGGATGTATGGTAATAGGGGGTTTTCAAACCCTAATGCGGATTTCAATGCCTATAACGCCGTGCCGTATCAA